GTGGCTCGTCCAGATCGAGCAGGAGATCATGCTGCAGCTCCTGCCGGAACTGACCCCGAACGAGAACATCTACTGCGAGTTCAACCTCGACGAGAAGCTGCGCGGGAACTTCCAGGACCAGGCGCGCTATCTGCAGGTGTCGGTCGGCGCGCCGTACGTGACCCGCAACGAGGCGCGGGCGTGGGCGAACCTGCCGCCCGTCGAAGGCGGCGACGTGTTGGCCACGCCGTTGAACCTGACCATCACCCCGGAGACGCCGACCGGCGACGAACCGACGGCCACCGACGACCCGTCGGCGGACCCGACCGACGCGACCGCGACCGATGACCTGCAACTCAACGCCCTACTGGACGGGGCCCGCCTCGCGAAAGGACTCCCGGCATGACCAGGCACAAGGCGTTCACGCTCGCGTCGTTCAAGGCGGCCGGCGACGGCCAGCCGCCCGGCACCTTCGAGGCGCTCGTGTCGGTGTTCGGCAACACCGACAGCGTCGGCGACCGGGTACTGCCCGGCGCGTTCGAGAAGTCCCTCGGCGAGTGGCGCGCGTCCGGCGACCCGATCCCGGTCGTGTGGTCGCACCGCTGGGAGGACCCGGCCGCGCACATCGGCTACGTGGACCCGGCCGACGCGCGGGAAACCGACGCCGGTCTGGTCGTGAAGGGCCGGCTCGACGTGGACAAGCCGTTCGCCGGCCAGGTGTACGACCTGCTGAAGGCGCGCCGCGTCAAGGAGTTCTCGTTCGCCTATGACGTGGTGCATGAGTCGAAGTCGAAGGCGGACGGCGCGAACGAACTCGCCGCGCTCGACGTGATCGAGGTCGGGCCGACGATGCGCGGGATCAACCCGGAGACGTCGCTGCTCGACGTGAAGGCACGGCCGGCGCCGAAAGCGTGGGTCACGCTGGACGGCAGCCACGAGGACCTGGCCGAGCAGCTCGACGAGGCCGTCGAGGACTGGGCCGAGGAGTTGGGCGGCTGGGGCTACGTCGAGGCAGTCTTCGACGGCTACCTGATCGCCGGGGTCGACTCGATGATGGAAGACGAAACGACCTTCTACCAGATGACCTACACGGTTGCCGCCGACGAGACGGTGACCCTGGGCCCACCCGAACAGGTGGAGCTGACCGCAGTCGTCGAGTCGGTGGTGAAGGCGCGGCGCGGCGCGCGGCAGCAGAAGTCGCGGCGCAAGGCCGGCCGGGTGCTGTCGGCGGCGAACGAGGCGGACCTGCGGTCGGCGGTCAAGCTCATCAACGGCTGCCTCGCGCAGGTGACCGGCAGCGGTGGCGGTGGCGACTCGGCCGATACGGGTGACGCGAAGCCGGCCGACGACAGCGGCAAGTCGATGAGCCCGACGACGGTGCGGCTGCTCACCGAGTTGGACCTGCTCGGCGTCTAAGCCCCCGAAGTTCCCGCGCAGTCCGCGCGGTGTTACCAGCCCCCTCCGTGGGGCGATCACGCCCTCTAGAAGGAGGCACAGCATGTCCAAGCGTTCCGAGCGGCTCGCCGAGGAACTGCGCCGCGCGATCCAGCCGGCGCAGGACCTCGCCAAGAGCGTCGAAGCCGAAGGCCGGGACTTCACCGGCGAGGAGAAGGGGACCATCGAGGCGTCGGTGAAGGCGGCCGGCGACCTGCGGAAGGCCCGCGACGAGGCGCTCGCCGATGAGAAGCGGATGGCCGAACTCGCCCGTTTCGGCGTCGACCTCGGCATCGTCCCGCTCGGCGCCGGCACGCCCGCCGAGCGGAAGGGGACTATCGGCGAGCAGTTCACCGGCTCGCCCGAGTTCAAGGCGATGCTCGCCGGGTTCCACGGCGGGCACATCGGCGACACGGCGCGGGTGTCCTCCGCGCCGGTGCAGTACAAGTCGCTGTTCACCGGTGCGAGCCTGACGTCGGCCGGCGCCCTGGTGCAGCCGGACATTCTCGGGCTGCGTGACCTCGGCACGTTCCAGCGGCCGCTGCGGGTCCGCGATGTGGTCACGACCGGGCAGACCGGCAGCGACACGGTCGAGTTCGTGCGGGTGACCGGCTACACGAACGCGAGCGCGCCAGTACCGGAGGCGACGACCACAGCCGCGATCGGCGGCGAGGTCACGGCCGCACTCGGCGGCGTCAAGCCCGAGTCAGGGCTGACGTTCGAGCGGGTCACGACCAACGTGAAGACGATCGCGAGTTGGTTCCCCGCCACGAAGCGGGCCCTCAGTGACGCCAGCCAGATCAGCACGATCATCGACAACTTCAGCCGGTACGGCCTGCAGGAAGACCTCGAAAACGAGGTGATCCGCGGGGACGGGTCCGGTGAGCACTTCACCGGGCTGCGGCACACCAGCGGCGTGCAGGTCCACGCCTACGACACGGACCTGCTCACCACCGCCCGCACCGCGATCACGAAGGTGCTCTACATCGGCCGGGCGACCCCGACCGGGTTCCTGATGAACCCGTCGGACTGGCAGGCGTTCGACCTGTTGAAGGCGAACACCGGCCAGTTCTACTTCGGCGGGCCGCTGCAACTCGGCACCCCGACCCTGTGGGGGCTGCCAGTCATCCAGACCGAAGCCGTCCAGCAGGGCACCTGCTATGTGGGTGACCTGCGGCAGATGGTGATCTGGGACCGCGAGCAGGCCGCGATCACCGCGACCGACAGTCACAACGACTTCTTCATCCGTAACCTGGTGGCGATTCTCGCCGAGTTGCGGGCGGCGTTCGGAATCATCCGGCCGTCGGGAATCGTAAAGGTCGCGCTGACTGCACCGCCGGCCTCGGGCGGCTGATGCCCACCTGCCGTATCTGCGGGGCCGCGCATGGGGAGTGCGCGGCTCCGCAGTCGGCGCCCAGCCGAGTCACTGAGATCAGGGAGGGGATGGACGTGGCCGGCCCGCTTGAAGACGTCGACGTCGAAATCCGTCCGGGGATCATCGCCCGGCTGCAACTCGACGAGCGGGACCGGGCGCTGCTCGTCCCAGTAAAGCGATCCGAACCCGAGCCGAAGCCGGCGCGTAAGGCGCGTCCGGTCGCGGCGAACAAGGCTGCTGGGACGGCGCCGGCCAAGTGAGGATCCTGGGTTTGGCCGGCGACGACTCGGGGAGCGGGTTCTACCGCGTCCAGTTGCCGCTGGCGATGTTGGCCGACCACGGCCATCAGGTCCGTGGGCTGACCCAAACGCCCGGGCCGATCCCGTGGGCGCGGTTGCGAGTCGGCCCCGGGCCCGAAGAGTCCCCCCTCGGGTCCGGGGTCGTCGCTGTCGAGGTTGAAATCCGGCCGGGCGAGGTCGCCACGTTCCAGTTGGACGCGAAGGCCCGGGCGAAACTGCCGCCGGTCCCGAACGACCCGGTCGACCTTGTCGTCGGCCAGCGGATCGTGCGGCCGGACCTGCTCGCCACCTGGCGGCGGCTGGGTGCGGTGACTCGGCGGGTGCTCGACCTCGACGACGACCTGTTCCGCATCCCACCGGACAACCGGCGGGCCTACGGCATCTATTCGGTGCCGCAGGTTCAGACGACGCTGCGCGAGGCCGTGGCGCTGTCCGACCTGGTGACCGTGTCGACGGAGCCGCTGGCGCGGGCGGTCCTCGACGAGTGCCAGATCGACCCGGCGCGGGTCGTCGTGCTGACCAACCGCGTGCCGGCGAGCCTGCTCGCCGTCAACCGGACGCGTCGCGACCGGGTCACGGTCGGCTGGGCGGGCAGCCCGAGCCACGAGCCGGACATGGCGCTGGTCGCCGTACCGCTCCGCAAGTTCCTAGACCGGCATCGCGACGTCGACCTGCACCTGATCGGCCATGACTGGCGTTCGGCGATGGGCTTGCGTCGCAGCAACGTCCGCGTGACCGGCTGGGCCGAGTCCCTGCCGGCCTACTGGCGGTCGATCGACTTCGACATTGGCTTAGCGCCGTTGGCGCACTCCATCTTCGCGATGAGCAAGAGCGCGATCAAGGTGCTGGAGTACGGGGCGCTGGGCATCCCGTCCATCGCCTCCGACGAGGCGCCCTACCGGGACGCCATCGTCGACGGCGTGACCGGGTTCCTGGTCCGCCGGCCCGACGACTGGGAACGCCGGCTGCACGATCTGGTCTGCGATGCGGCGATGCGCGCCGAGATGGGTGCGGCAGCCAAGGCGCACATCGCCGCCAACCACAGCATGAACGCCGGCTGGCAGGACTGGGAACGCGCGTACGGGGCGCTGTGCGGCGCTCAGACGGCCGCTACGCCACGAAACCGGCCCGACCGGACTGTGACTACCCGACGCGTCCCCGTCCCTGTACGGGCGTCTCAACGACAGAAGGTGGGGTGACATGGCCGACGAACGGGTCGTCCGCGGTGCGGTCGCCACCCTCACCGTCGAACTCGCCGACTCCAACGGCGACCCGGTCACCGTCCACAGCGTGACGGTCGAGGTCGTCCGCGACGCCGACGCGACCGTGCTGGTCGCATCCACGGCGGCGACCGACCTGACCGGCGGCGTGTGGGGCGTCGACCTCCCCGCGCAGACCGTCCTCGGCACCGCGACCGCGACCTGGGCGGTCGGCGACTCGACGATGACCACCACCGCCGAGGTCGTCGGCGCCCGCATCTTCACGCCGGCCGAACTGCGCCGGTCCGACCCGAGCCTCGCCGACGCGACGAAAGTCACCGCCGCCGACATCGCCGACGTGACCGCCGAGGTCGAAGACGAGTTCGCCCGCATCTGCGGGGTGTCGTTCATCCCTCGCGGCGCGGTCGAAGTCCTCGACCCGCGGCCCTGGTGGTATGAGAGCCCGTCGCGGCACCTGCTCGTCCACCCGAAGGTCAACGCGGCTACGGTCGCGGCTGTCGTCGACGACACCGACATTCCCGTCGAAGTCACCCCGGCCGGCGAACTGACCGTGCCCTGGCCGTGGCAGTGGCGCCGCCACCCCGTCCACGTCGCCTACGAGCACGGCTGGGACCGGGTGCCCGCCGACGTGCGCCGGGCCGCGCTGCTCCGGGCGCGGCACCGCATCAACTCGGTCCGCTCCGGCGTGCCCGACCGCGCCACGTCGTTCGCGTCCAGCGACGGCGGGACGTTCACGTTGACGACCGCCGGCCGCGGCGGGTCCGAGACGGGCATCCCCGACGTCGACGCCGTCCTACGCCGCTACGACATGCGGTCCGCGTCCTAGTGGCGACCTACCCGTCGTCCGCGCCCGCTGTCAAAGCCATCATCGTCGAGCAGATCGCCACCGCACTGCCCGGCGTGCAGGTCACCTACAACTTCCCGAGCACCGCGCCCGAACGCGAGTGGGTCATGCTCGGCGACGTCACCTGGACCAAAGACGACTGGGGGCCGTTCGGCCAGCGCGCCCGCGACGAGGAATACCGCATCCTCCTGTTCGTCAACGTGCTCCGACCAGGCGATAGCGCGCAGGAATCGGCCGAGCGCGCCTTCGAACTGCTCGCCGTGGTCGAGGACCTGCTGCGCGGCAAGCCGTTCCCGATCCCGGCGCGCAGCATCAACGTCGCCGTAGAGAAACAGTCGATCGACGGCTTTGTCGTCGATGAAGGGTTCGAGTCACAGATCAAAGCCGTGGTCGCCGTGACGGCCAGGATCTAGGGAGGGCACATGGCCGGCTTCGACGCGTTCTGCGGCGTCAAGAAGGAAAGCACCTACGGGGTTCCGGTGGTCGTCGACCGCTGGCTGGAACTGAGCAAAGAGTCCATCCAGGGCGACTACGCGCGGATCGAGTCCGACGGGATTCGCGCCGGGTCGCGGGCGCGGCGGGCGAACCGCTTCGTGCCGTGGATCAAAGGCGCGAAGGGCGACCTGGAAATCGACCTGCTGTCGGCCGGGCACGGGTTCCTCCTCGAAGCGATGCTCGGCTCCCTCTCGTCGGCCGGCCCCGTCGACGGCGCGTACACCTACACGGCGGTCCCTGGTTCCCTGCAGAGCAAGTCGTGGACGATGCAGATCGGCCGGCCCGACCTCAACGACACCGTCTACGCGTTTACCTACAACGGCGGGAAAATCGACACCTGGGAGCTGTCCAGTAAGCCGGACGAGCTGCTGTCGCTGAAATCCACCTGGAGTTTCGCCGGCGAGTCGGCCGGGACGGAGGCGTCTGGCGCGGGCGCGACCGACCGGCAGGTGCCGGACTTCAGCCGAACCGACGACGCCGAGCTGCTGTCGTTCCTCGGCGGCACCGTCCTGATCGACGACGGCGAGGCGCAGCTCACCGACCTGTCGATCAAGGTGGACAGCGGGCTGAAGACCGACCGGTTCGTCCTCGCCCCGATCCGGCGAGCCGAACCCGTCCAGAACGACTTCCTCAAGGTCGAGATCGACGCCACGATGGAGTTCGACACGATGGCGCACCTGAACAAGGTCGTCGCCACCACCCCGGAAGGCACGCTCGCGTCGCTGGCCGCGTCGTGGGCGGCGCCGACGTCGATCGGGTCGGGCTCGACGAAGCCGTCACTGAGCGTCGCGGTCCCCTGCCTGCGCTGGGACGGGGACATGCCCAACGTCGACGGGCCGAAGGCGCTGGAACTCAAGCTCAAGGGCGTCGGCCTGTGGAACGGAACCGACAACGTCATCACGCTGGCGTACGTGACCGGGGATTCGACCGCGTAGATGCCCGGACGCACCCGTAGCGGGGGCCTCGCGCCGATCCGGCTTAACATCCGGGTCGGCCCCGAGTGGCGGACCTTCGGCGAGGACCTGAAGTCGTCGCGGGCGCTGATGCGGCAATATCTGAAAGAGGCGGCGATCGAAGTCGTCCCCCAGATGATCGCCGGGGCGAAGCAGGCGGCGGCCACGCAGTCGATCCGCGCGGGCGGCGCCATGTCGCAGCAGTCGCGGGTCGCCGAGTCGATGCGGATGGTCACCACGAAACGGGGCGTCGGGATGGTGACCGGGACCGGCGGGAAGAAAGGCACGGCCATGTTCGCGGCTGGCGCCGAGTGGGGCTCGAACCGGTTCCGTCAGTTCCTCGCGCCGACGAAAGAGAGTTATTTCATGTGGCGCAGCGTCCGCAGCCGCGAGCCGGCGGTGCTGGCCGCCTACGAACGGGCGATCGACAGGTCGATGCGGAAGTCGTTCCCGCAGTGACCAAGCTCCGCTTCGACCCCGACGATCTGACCCTCGGCGAGCTAGAAGAGTTCGAGACGGTGACCGGGAAGCCGCTCGACGAGGTCATGTCGGAGCAGCCGGTCATCGACGCGGACGGCAAACCGGTGCGGGACAAGCGCGGCCGGCCGGTGCGGCAGGTCCGCATGTCGATGAAAGAAGTCATCGCGCTGATGTGGCTGATTCGCCGGCGTGACGAGCCGGGGTTCACCCTCGACGACGCGCGGAAGCTGCGGGTCGCGGACCTCAACGAGTTGGAGCTGGTGCAGGCCGGGGACCCAAAAGCCAACGGGCACGGGCCCGTCGTAAGGCCGTCGCCGAAATCTGCTTTCACTACAAGCTGACCCCGGCGCAGGTTCGTGGCCTGACGCTCGGCGAGTACGCGGCGATGCACGACTATCTACGCGAATGGTTGGAGGCGCAGGGTGGCGGCTAAGACGCTGCGCGTCAACATCGTCGGGGACTCGTCGAGCGCCGAACGGTCGCTGACGAACGTCAGCAAGTCGGTCGGCACCAGTTCGTCGGCGATGGGCCGGGTCGGGTCGACGTTGGCCGGCATCGGCAGCGCGGTAAGCGGCGTCGCCACGAAGGTCGCGAGCTTCGCTACCAGCGGCGCCAACGACTTCGCCGACTGGGCCCGCCAGGTCGCCGGGCTGCAGAAGGTGATGGGCGGCACCACCGAAGAAGCGTCGCGGCTCGCCTACCAGGCGAAGATTCTCGGCGTTGACTCCGGGGCGCTGGCGAAGGGGATGCAGTTCCTGGCCAAGGACATCGCCGGTGGAGGCAAGGGACTGGCCGCGCTGGGCATCAGCGCCAGAGACGCCTCCGGGAACATCAAGCCGATGCCGGAACTGATGAAGGAAATCGCGGCGAAGTTGCAGGGCATCCCGCCGGGCGCGCAGCGCACCGCCGCGATCCTGAAAATCTTCGGCAAGAGCGGGATGGACCTGACGCCGATCCTGACCGCGAACGCGTCGCAGATGGATGCCCTGGGCCAGGAGTCAGACGCGCTCGGCTACACCCTCGACAGCAAGGCGACCGCGTCCGTCAAGAACCACGCGCAGGAGCAGCGCCGGATGCAGGCGGCGTTCGCTGCCGTGAAGATGCAGATCGGCCAGGCGTTGATGCCGGTCCTGACCGACCTCGGGAAGATGTTCGCCGAGCGCATCGTCCCGATCATCAAGGACGTCGTGAAGTGGACGAAGGACCACGAGGGCGTCGTCAAGGTCCTCATCGGCGTCCTCGCCGGCTTCGTGGTCGTGCTCAAGGCGATCAACGCCGCGACGTCTGCCTACCGCGTCATCATGGTCGGGGTCCGGGTCGCGGTCCTCGCCTACCGCGGGGTCCTGATCCTGATGCGCGGGCTGACCGTGGCGTGGACGGCCGCTCAGTGGCTGCTGAACGTGGCGATGACCGCGAACCCGATCGGGCTCATCATCGTCGCGATCGCCGCGTTGATCGCCATCTTCGTGGTGCTGTGGATGAAATGCGCGTGGTTCCGGGACTTCTGGAAAGCCGTCTGGAACGGGATCAAGGCGGTCGGGGTCGCGATCTGGAACTTCCTCAAGGACCACTTCAAGCTCATCATCACGATCATGCTGAGCGTGATGACCGGCGGCCTGTTCTTCCTCATCACCCACTGGCGCCAGATCTGGAACGGCATCAAGGTCGTCTTCGTCGCCATCTGGAACTTCATCAAGGCCCACTTCAAGCAAGCCCTGATGATCGTAGGGACGATCCTGACCGGTGGGCTGCTCTACGTCTTTACCCACTGGTCCCAGGTGTGGGGCGCGATCAAGAGTTTCTTCGTCGGCATCTGGGACGGGATCAAGGGCGCCTTCAAGGCGGCGGTCGACTGGGTCGTGGGCAAGGCCGAAGGGTTCATCAACTTCTGGCGGGAACTGCCCGGCAAGATCGGCAAGTTCTTCGGCGGGATGTGGGACGGGCTCAAGAACGGCTTCAAGGCCGCGATCAACTTCATCATCGAGAAGTGGAACTGGGTGGCGGACCACCTCGGGTTCGACATCCCCGACTGGGTGCCGGGCATCGGCGGGAAACACTTCGGGCTGCCCCACATCGACCCGCTTTTCGAAGGCGGGACGATGACCCGCCGCGGGCTCGCCCTCGTCGGCGAGAAAGGCCCCGAGCTGCTGAACCTGCCCGGCGGTAGCAGCGTCATTCCGCTGCCCCGCGGCGGCGGCGGGACCGCGGTCGTCGTCAACGTCCACGTCGCCGGCCACGTCAAGGCCGAGAAGGACCTCGCCGCAGCGATCTCCGGTCACATGCGCGACGAACTTGTGCGGATCGGCCGGCGCAACGGCGGACAGGGCGGACTCCCGGCCCGATGACCCTTGCCGGCGTCACGCTCGCGGTCGAGGTCGCCTTCGAGGCGGGCCTCTACGACACCGACCCGGCCTGGACCGATGTCAGCGCCTACGTCAAGTCGGTGGCGACCAAGCGGGGCCGGTCCAACGAGGTCGGCGTCATCGAAGCCGGCACCGCGACCATCGCGCTCGACAACGCCGACGGCCGGTTCACCCCGCACCGGCTGGCCTCGCCCAGCCCGTACGCCGGGAACATCCTGCCGCGCCGGCAGGTCCGCATCCGCGCCCTGGTCGCCGAGGTGTCGCATCCGCTGTGGACCGGTTTCACCGAACGCTGGTCGTTCACCCATCCGGGCGGCACCGACTACAGCGAGGCGTCGCTGGACTGCGTCGACGGGCTCAAGATTCTCGGCGACCACGTGATGCTCGACTACTACGGCGAGTACATCAAGTCGACCGGTCCCACCGCCTACTACCCGCTGTTCGAGCCGAGCGGGTCGATCTGGTTCAACGACTACTCGGGCCACAACCTGCCGGTCGGCGTGTTCTACCACCGTTCCGACAGCGACAAGAGCACGCCGGGCGCCGACCAGCTCCTCTACAACTCGGGGTCGACGTCGGTGTCCTTCGACACCGAAGGGGCGTCGGCCGGCGCCGACATTGACTTGACGGCCACGCTGGACACGAACCGCGCGCTGCGGCTGCTCCCGACGCAGGGCACGATCGTGTGCTGGCTGAAGATGTCCGCGCAGACGTACAACTCGAGCCCGCCGACCCCGCCGGAAACCCATCCCGCGCCCAGCTCGCCGGTCACGCCCGCGCCGATCCCGGCCAGCGCGCCCCGCAACGTGACCGTCAACGTCACCAGCGACCCGGGCGCCGACCTTTACATCCACCTGGTCCCGCAGTACGCGCTGGGCCTGGGCGGGCTGCTCAACCCGCCGATGCGCGACACCCCGCACGCCTCCGAAGGCTCGGACAACGACCGCCGCGACTACCAGATGCACGGCGGGGACAACCTCTACTGGTTCGATCCCGACGACGGCCTCTACATCACCCTGGAGTACCTGGCCGGCGACCCGGTCGCGCACATCGGGCTGCAGGGCGTCTGCAACAACGACAACGGCAACCAGATGCTCGCGACCGCGCAGGACTGGGCCTCCCACACGCAGGTCCCCAACGAGCTGACCTCCGACGGCCCGCCGTTCGCCGAAGGCGGCACCTGCACGCTGCACGTCGTCCTCGAAGGCGCCGGCACGCTCGGCACCTACATCAGCGGGTTCGAGAACCAGAGCACAGACCTGGTCTGCACCGGGGACAAGACGACGTTGACCTTCGACCTCGGCTCGGCCGCCAACCCGGTCACCTGGCTCGGCTGTCCGTTCATGTTCACCGCATCGGCGGGCGACGTCGACATGAACGACGAGGAGGCGACCGGGCTCCGCGTCCACGCCGCGTGGATCACTGGGACCGGTGTCAGCGCGGCGACCGCGCACTACGCGTGGGACGCGCCCGAAGACGACGGCGGCTGCGCTGTGGACCTCTACCGCGCCCTCGACACCGCCGGGAACATCGTCTACCAGGGGTCGGACTCCACGTTCACGCTCAGCCCGATCGACCCCGGGGCGGGCAACCAGATTCGGGTGATGGCGCATAACTGCCGCGGCTGGGGGGCGCTCAGCGTCCGGTCGCCCCGCACCGGAGGGCCGCCCTGATGCCGTTGTCCACCCACATCCGGCAGGTCTACTACGCCGAAACGGGCGTGCTCAACGGGCAGGTCGGGATAAGCATCGGGATCGGACTGACCCCGGCCGGCTACCTGGCCGCGTTCTCCTACCAGCCTGGCAGCGACCGCTTCACCGCGACCGTGTGGCCCACCCAACTCGCCGCCGACGTCTCCCACCAGGTCGGCGTGACCCTCTACTCGCATCCCGAAGGCGAACCGCTGCGGCTCTACGTCGACGGGGTCGCCGCCCCGTCACCGGTCGCGAAGACACCTGTCGCGCCCACGAACCATGCGGCGATCGGCGGCGCATGGCTCGGCTACGACTCCCCGTACACCCAGGCGAACGCGCACTGGATCAGCCTCGGCCAGTTCTCCTGGTGGCATCGCATCCTCACCGACGAACAGATGCGGGCCGTCTACACGGCGGGGCAGCCGTGGACTGCTTACGAGTTCGACCGCGTCACCCGCGTCCTGGACTTCGCGCACTGGCCGGCCGGCTGGCGCGACGGGCTCGCCGAACCGCACTCGACGTATCAGCTCCTCGCGACCCCGGCCTGGGAGGTCGGCACGACCGCGCTCGCCCTGATCCAGCGGGCGATCAGCAGCGTCGACGGGGTCATCTTTATCGCCGCCGACGGCCGGCTGACCTACCAGCGGATGACCGACCGCGACATCCTCGCGGCGCCCACCCTGGTCTTCACCGAAGGTGACGGGACCGCGGTCGAGGGCGACTTCGCCTACGCCGTCGACGACAACGACCTCGTCAACACGATGTCGGCGACGACCCGCAGCGGGCTCGCGTTCGTGCGCACCGACCCGGACAGCATCGTCCGCTACGACGAACGGGCCGCGACCTTCGACTGCGACCTCGCCCACCCGTCCGACGTCGTCGCCGCCGTCTCCCGCCGGATCAACCGCTACAAGGCGCCGATCCTGCGCTGCCCGACCGTCACCGTCGACGTCGCGGCGACCCCGGACGCGACGCTGGCAGCCCTCGACCTCGAACTCGGCGACGTCATCGGGCTCGCCGAACTGCCGCTGACCGCGCCCGCCGACGAGATGACCGTCGTCGTCGAGTCGATCGCCTGGTCCATCGACGCGGCAGCCGGCGACTGGAAGGTGACCTTCGAGGTCAGCCCGGGTTCGATGTACTCGCACAGCCAGTTCGACTTCGTCCTCGACGACACTTCGCTGGCCGACCGGACCTCAAGCCCTCGCCCTCCAAGTCACCCGGGGCCGCCCACCGGCGTCTCCGCTGTCGCGGGGGATGCTCAGGTCGCGGTCAGTTTCAGCGCCCCCGCCGACAACGGCGGCGCGGCCGTGACGTCCTACCGGGTGACCGGGGACCCGGCCGGCTCGGCCGAGGGAGCGGCATCACCGATCACGGTCACTGGTCTGGCCAACGGAACCGAGTACACGTTCACCGTCGCGGCGCATAACAGCGCCGGCTGGAGTAGCGAGTCCGACCCCAGCGGCCCGGTGACACCCGCTGCCGGCACGACCGGCATCGACTTCCGCAGCTTGGCAAATACGACCTACAGCGTTCGCACCAACACCACAGTGGACAAGCCCGCGGGGACGGCCGCAGGCGACGTGCTGCTCCTGCTGTGCTTCCTGTATGCGCCCGACAACAGCAACCAGGACGCGACCGGCCCGGCGGGGTTCACTCTCATCGCCGACACAGCGGAATGGACGTTCTACTTCCCCTGCTGGACGCAATCAACGACTAGCCCCTGGCCCTCGGTCGCTGCCTTCGGGTGGTGGAAGGTGGCGGGCGCAGACGAGCCCAGCACCTACACCGTCACGCATGCCGAATACATCAGCCAAGCAGTGCTGATCGCCGTCTCGGGGGCGGACACCACGGCCCCGTTCGCGCCGCTGTACCCGACCACCTGGAACGGCGAAGGCACAACATCCCACGCCCCGAGCATCACCACCGTGGCAGACAACAGCCTGCTGATCTTCGTCAACCAGGACTGGGCGACCCACACCGATACCGCCGTGCCGGCCGGCGGCACCCCGACGTTCACCGAGCAGCTCGACGCTGGCGTGGTCAACATTGACACCGGGGTGCTGGGAACCGCCGGCGCGACCGGCGAGGTATCCATCACCAACGCCAACGCGGGCACGGACCCCTGGCAGACGTTCCTCTTCTCAATGCAGCCAGGAGGCTGACCTATGCCTGTCTGGACCCCTGGACTGTGGGCCCCCGGCGACAACTTCACCAGCGAGCAGGCCAACACGTTGCTGTCCGGCCCGCACTGCCTGCTCAGCGCGGGCAGCAACCAGGCGATCCCGCACGACACGGCGACCCCGGCCAGCTTCGACGCCGTGATCGAGGCGAACGACCGCTATGACGCCGTGTCTACGCCGGCCACCGAAATCCCCGTCCCGATCGACGGCGTCTACCTGATCGTGGCGCAGGCGACGTTCGCTGCGAACGCCACCGGGGTCCGCGAGATGTCCGTGACCGCCGACGGCGGCGACGTCGGCGACCTCTCCCAGCTCCCGTCGGCCGACCGGGCGTGGGTCGGGCAGGTCAGCGCCGTCAAGCGGCTGCCCGCGGCCGCGGTCGTCACCCTGTCGCTGTACCAGAACAGCGGCGCCAACCTGGATACGAGTTCGGCGACCCTCGGCGGCTGCCGGCTGGCCGTGACCTGGCTCGGACTGCGGTAGGAGAGCGCCCATGCCCTGCGAACTGACCCTGCCGTTCTTGCAGGCGGCCGACTACTGCGCCGGCCGGGCCGCGCCGATCCGCGTCATCGTCATCCACAGCATGGAAGCCGAACAGTCCGGCGGCACCGCCGAAATGTGCCAGCAGTTCTTCGCGACGCCGTCCGGCCAGACCGTCGGCAGCGCGCACGTCTGCGTCGACAACAACTCGGCCGTCCGGAGCGTTCACGACTGGGACACGCCGTGGGGCGCGCCGTGTGTCAACGCCGACGGCTTGCATGTCGAGCAGGCCGGCTACGCGGCGGGCATCTGGTGGAACGACTACTCGCGGTGGATGATCGTGACGCAGACGGCGCGGATCGTCGGCGACTGGGCGTGGCGTTACAACATCCCGCTCGTACGCCTACAGGGGGCGGCGCTGCGCGACCGGACCCGCCGCGGCGTCTGCACCCACGCGGACGCGACCGCCGCCTACAACATCGTCGGCGGGCACACCGACCCCGGGCCGAACTACCCGCTGGACCTGTTGCTCGGCTCGGCCGAGAAGTGGCGCGCCCAATATGCGGGCACGCCGATCGCCCGCGTCCGCAACCCCTACCCGGTGCCGACCGTCCTGCTCGACTTCGGCGCGACCGGCGACGCCGTCCGCTGGGTGCAGTGGGCGCTCGGCATCCCGGTAGACGGCGCGTGGGGCCCGCAGACCGAAGGGGCGGTGCTCGCGTTCCAGCGCCGGCAGGGACTAGTCGTCGACGGGATCGTCGGGCCGGCCACCGTCAGCCGGCTCGCGCTCATCACCCGGTAGCTGACCCCGCATGGGGCCCGGCTACGACGCGCCGATGGTCCCCCCGCCGAACAGTTGGGCTGACCCGCTCGGGCCGGGCCGCTGCCCCCGCTGCCACCTGTGGCTCGACGACGACCGCACCTGTGTCTGGATGGTGCGCCGCCGCAACCAGGCAGAAGCGTTCGGCCGGGTCGGCCTGTGCGACGACTGCACCGGCGACATGATCTCGTGGTGGCGCGTCGAGACGTGGCAACCCGACCCGCCGAAGGGAACGGACTAGCCGCGGAGGAACGTGATCGCGGCGAGCAGTCCGGTCAGCACCGTCACCGCGATGACCAGTGCGGTGGTCGCCCCGCGCATCCGGCTCCGCACCCCTAAGTCGCCCATCCGCAACTCGGCGACGTCGGCGGCGTGCAGCGCCCGCAACGCGTCCAGCGCCGACCGCAGCGCCTCGTGCTGCACGTCGAAACTGTCCCGGCGCAGATAGTCGGTCTGCGACGCGGCCACCGTGTCCAGATGCTGGTCGATCTGATCCATCCGGCCGTCCAT